GTCGGGAATGAACCGAATAAGGTTACAGGTCGAAATAGACGTTTGATTCAATGCGGGCGTTTCATTCTGGTTGACGCCGCCAGTAAGTTTAACAGCCGCATGGGGCATGGATTAACCCCTCGTCGGCGTCGCGACCGGCGAACTCGACGTGGAGCTCCACGCGGCCGCCTGCATCTTTTTGCGGTATTCTTCTGTGATGGCGCCCTTCAGGAGCGCCTGATACTGGCTTTCATAGGACTGAGCCATAGCGGGGTCATCGCTTTGACGCCCGAAATTGCGCTGAAACGCGCTGATATAGATCATGCTGGCCATAATGAGCAGATCCGGGAGATATGTCGAAATAAAGGTTGTTGACGTGCCAGCATAGGCCGTCGTGGCGAATTCATACAAAGACGGCATCCGGATCGTGCCAGTCATGAGAACCTGATAGGTCTGGTCCGGATAGGGACCAATAACGATATTCTGGTATGTGTTGCCCCCGGTAGAGCTATCCCCGCCATACATCGCAAAATACTGAGGCGTTCCCCAGTAGCTCGAGGAACTATCATTATAGCAATTTTGAAGAAATTCTTTTGTAGTTGGAAGAAGAGGTGATGAGGCAGTCCCGTTCAGAACAGAAACAGTCTGGATAGTAACAAAATCATTCACTGACACCTGAAGGATATTGTTGCCCTGAGACAATGAATAGGATGAGTTGCTTGTCAAAAGAGGGAGAAGATCTACATCCCGCTGAATTCGGAGCTCAGCATAATTAAGCATCTGCGGGATGATGGCATTGAAAGACGGATCGACGCCAACAACCACAGAATTCGACACGGTTGTATTAACAACGGCCATCGTGGCGATCTGCGTCACGTAGCCGTTATAGGTAAGGGGAGTAGTGTTGGGCGTGGACATGCTTTACCGTCCCAAAATTAGGCCTGAATAATACCCTAACGGGCCAGAATAAGCTACCCTCCCTCAAACACTACAAATTACTCATATTCTCGTCTTGAGCTCGCCTCACAGGCGAATCCCAGTCGGCCGGCTTGAAGCCAAAACTCTGGGCCGCTACGTGGATGGCCTCAACAGCCAAAATAGCAGCCTCGATCTGAGGAATCATGCCAAGGGCCATTGATGCGACGCCAGCGTCTTTGGCAATCATCTCCACAAAAGACTCAAGCCAAGGGGCCCTCTGCACAATAGAGACGGCCTCAATTGAAGACGCCCCTGCCTTGATGACATCAGCCAGGGACTTCAGTTTGGCCGCAAAGGCAAAGGCGTCTTGTTCAATGACGGGGATGACACTTTTTGACACCTCAACCTCCAGCAACGGCGCCCGCAACAGATCCACTGAGCTGTTTGCAAAGGGTTGAGTTGATCACGTAAAGAACGTTGATGCCATTATCGATTTTACCGACAATTGCCGCCTGCTTTTTCGAAATTGCCGTCTGAAGAGCTCCGCCAAGTGCCATGGCGTTGCTGTCGATCGCCGCAAGCTCACAAGTCACCGCGCCGGCAGTAGAGCGCAAAGAAGCAAGCGCCGCCTGATTGGCTGGGCTGTTCACCGTTGTGTCAACCGTCACGATCGCAGCAGAAATATCCTGCGCTGCCTGCTGGAAGCAGCCGGCAAGAGCGATGGCGGGAATGATTGCAAAAATGCGTTTCATGGTGATCTCCTACTTTTTGAGGCGCGTCAGCTCATCAATGTAGTTATTGATGAAATGGCACGAGATGGGGTTTGCCTTCGCCTGCCCAATACTCACGATCGGCGCCGGGTGGCAGTACCAGACCGGCGGAAGGTGAAAGAGCCATGGGGCAGGGACTTCCGGAACGGGATCATTCCCATACCTGTACAGTGTCTTCTGCGCGTCCTTTAGTGCCCATTCAAAAAGTTGCGCGCCGGCCTTGGGAGCCCCAAAAGTAACGACTTCTGGGGGCAAGCCAGAGCGATCGCGAATGTATAAGGCGGCAAGAATAAGGGCAATCGCCCCGCCCAAAGAGTGACCTGTGAAGATTACTTTTGAACGGCTGGTAACAGTGTCCTGAATGCGCGGCCACAACTGCGTGGCGGCATCCTGGAAACCGTCATGGCAAAATCCAAGGCCACGAACCCACATAGGATGACAATCAATATCGCGAAGGTCATCCTCAATATTAGTGGGATCTGTGCCAGGAACAGACACGATAAAAACGTCTTCCTCTTTCGTCAGGCACGCACGCACGCGATCACTGACGCGCCACGTAGGCTCGTCAGTGTATGCTTTGCCGGCAATACGCGCGAGATCTGCGTGCGTAATCACGGGGCCTTGTTCCCGGTCATCGGGCCGGGCGCCGGGCTAGACATGCCGTGAAGGGCAGAATTAACCGCGCCGACAACGGCCACCACAAGGCCACAGAGCGAGATGATAGCCTGAGCCTTGCCCTGGCCGAAGATGGTCGTGAGCTGCGCCGATGCGCCCATAAGAGCACCAAGAACAGACACAACAATGTTGAGCCACATGGAAATTTTGGGATCGACTTGCATCACTTTCTCCCTAGATCAACGAGAGGATCGTAGTTTGCGTCGGGATACCACGATCCGTCAAAGACGCTATCCTGCCGCTTGACGGCAATGCGCTGGACGTGATCGTAATCACGAAAATTGTGCGGTTTGTCCGGCTCGCCCCAGTCTGAACCGGAGATCAAGCCGTGCTTTTCTGCCGACTTGCGGAGCACGTCATAATGCGCCCCATCAGGGTCCATGCCCTTGGCAGTCATAATTCCAATGTCAGCGGCAATTCCATATCCGTGACACCCGACAACTTTCAGCTCAGTGGCGCCCTTCTGGAAAAGAAAGTGCTGACGAGCCTGAGAGCGATACGTTTCGAGAACCGTCATGTGGACGCCCATCGCGGCCCCTTCTGACAGAATAGCCTGAACTGCTTCGCGCGTTTTTGGCTCAAGAAGGTCAATGTCATTGATGCGATCAATTGACCCAAAGCGATGATCTTTTTTGATGACATCGGTGTAGAAACTCATTTGTCCACCTTTTCACGTTGGAGGAGATCAACCTTATCAAAAATCTGCCGGCAAATATCGCGGATCTCTCTCATAGAGTCATTAAAGTCACCTTTTGTGACGTAATTACGAGGCAGATCAATTTCGATGTGCTTAATATCTTCTTGTAATTTCTTAACAGCATCCCACAATTGTCGAGCAAGCCAGCCCAGTACAGCCAATATGCCCCGCCAACAAGGTCAATAATTGACTGCGCTTCCATTTTCATGCCGCCTCTGTTTCGGGTTGTGGTTCGCCGGCCTCAATATACCTGAGATTTGCTTTCAAGCGAAGATCATCGGGCTCTTTTTCGCATGCCAATTTCGCTTGCTGCAGTGCAATGTCTTTCAGGCCTAGGTTCCATGCCGCAACGCTGGCGTAATCATGAGGCTGCGCGCCCCAGACGGCCGGATCGCAAGTATAGACTGCGGCCTTATCCGTAATTTTTAAAGCCCGCATGGCATAGGCGAATGACTCCTCCCATCGAGCCTGGCGATACATCAAGGCGGCCAGCTCGCACCACGGCTCTCGTGTATTGGGGGCCTCGCCGGCGCCCAACATGAAAGCCCTTTCCACAGCGGCAGCGTCGCCCATTTCGGAGTAGCATCGTCCCATGACACGGTAGGCGTAGCAGCGTTCATTTGCCCAGATCGCGCCGGGCAGGCGCAGGTAAGATTCGCACGCCTCAATGCTCTTTTCCCACTGGCCGTGAAAACTCAATTCTCGAGCATAGTAAAACGCATTGCGAGGGCAGTCAGGATCTTCCTTAATGGACAACTCAAGCAGGTCGAGGTACTGACCACGCGACTTGTTCGGATCCGGCTTGTGAACGGCCAGAAGCATGTCCGTTTGCGCCCAGACTTCGGTAACGCGACCATCCGGGACTGGATATTCGTGACAGGGATGATGCCAAAAATAGCCGTGCCTGGCGTGGATCTTCTCGTAATAGAACTGAATGCCGGCGCCCCAGTCGAACATATATCGCAAGCGCGTGGTTTCTCCACGAACCCATACGCGCTCAATCTCTTCTCTCCAGCCGGGCTGCAGAACCTCGTCGATGTCCAGGCTAACGCAGACATCAATGTCTTTCGGGATCAAAGCCAGCGTAGCATTGCGGGCCAGATCAAAACGCCATGGCGTAATGCAGATATCGTGAACAACAGCGCCATGCGATCGCGCTACTTCAGGGAGGCCATCCGTCGAGCCCGTATCTGCGATGAGAATTAGATCCGCGTCTTTCGCAGACTCGCAAAACCGTGGCACGAAATGCGCTTCGTTCTTGCTGATCGCGTAGACGCAGATTTTGAGTTTTCCCATTTCTGAATTCCCTATTGGGCGATTGCGTATTCCAAAAATGACCCTGCGTATATCACAGTCGCTGTGGTGCTCGAAGAGTTCTGCGCAAATTGAAGAGCATATGTTCCGGCTGTCGGTCCATTCGCAATAAAAATGGTTATGTCAAAAAACCATGGGTAATAAATACCAGTCGGAAACCCCACTGCGAGGGGATAGGATGCCGTGTAATATGCGCGAAGAATAGTTGAATCTGTTGCCACGCCATCGTTGTAAAATCCACTCTGAATGAAGCGTGTTAAACCAGAAGGTCCCGTGCTTCCAATTTCAATTCCTCCAGCTCCGGGATTAACAAACAAACGAACTTTGATTGAATATTTTGTGTTCGCAAGCATCGGGAACGTGAGTTGACTGTCACTGGTAACTGTCGTGTTTGACGTAATGGAGTTATC